CAACCAAGTCTCCTTTTGTTACAAAAGCTGGATTTATTTGATTGACTTTTTTTGACATACAAGCTTTTTTAATACTATTTAATAAATCACCACCATATTTTTTTATAGACTTCATAGCAGTTTTTTCGTCTTTCCATTTTAAAGATTTAGGTATTAAATCTTCTCCTGTGATTTCTTTAATTAAAGCATTAGAAAACTTACAACAATCCCATGAACCCCATACAAAAGGTTTATTTTTATTAGTATCAATAAATTTATCAAACTTTATTTCCCAATCATTTATTTTATGCATTAATCTTCACTTCTGTTTTGTGCAATAATTCTTGCTCTTGGGTTACTAATGTTTCTGCTAGTGCCACCACCACCGACTGCATCAGATTGTTTTCCCCATACTATTTCTTTATCTTGTAATGATGCAACCCTGTTAAAACCAGTGTCACCTGAATGTAGAAAGTTTTGTGACTCTTTTGTGTATCTGAAGTTTGAGGGTCTATCTAAGTCTATTAATCTATTCTCAGCATCAATAGTTATATTTGAACCTTGTGGTGTATCTGTTATAGACAGTGTGGTCATTCTTCCTTTAAACAAAACTAAAGTTCCAGCTACTTCATTTGTCTTACCCATAAGATAACCAAGAAACAGAGTAATAAATCTGTTTTGATAATTTTCAGTAAGTGCAAGATTTAGAACTGTAGTATCCATTCCTGATATACCAACAGTCAATCCTGCTGATTTAAGATCAGTGCTTTCTTCTACATTACTTATTGATAGTAATTCACCAGCACCAGTGTAAGATTCACTACTAATAGTTAAATCATCTATACCTGTCCATAATCTAACTGTGCCTGAATCAAACTCAGCTTTAATAGCAAGAAACATAGCTTGTTCATCAGCACCTAGACGATTGACAATAGAACTATCTAATCCTTGTCTTGTAGCCATTTAAATTACCTCAGTGCATGAAAAACTTATACCATAGTTTGATATTCTATCTGCTGACCAACTTACTTCATTAGATGTTAATCTAAAATTACCTTTAGGATTTGTAAATACAACATAGTGTCCAGTTGCTAAATCAGACCTTAATTTTGGTTCTGTTTTAACACCATAAAAATCATTACCACTATCTGTTGTTGCAGTAGCATCTTCTGTAACCATAACTAGTTGTGCTGGTGTTGATGTTGAAACTGCTGCTGATTGTATTTGTAAATAATCACCCTTTTTTATTGTGCCACTAGCACCACTTGCTGATGCTCTAAGACATAAACCAGTTGCACCTTTAACATTGGTTCTAACTTTACAACTAGCAGTAGAATTTTCTGTTGTAAAACTACCATCTGTTACAACTATTGTTGCACTTGTTACTGTGGTAACTTTAAATGTGCCATTGTTTTCTTCGTTTGTTGCACCTGTAATTACAATAAAGTCACCAACCTTTGTGCTACTAAATGTTGAAGCACCTGCAGTAAGTGTGCCATTACTATTAAAAGATAAAGTTACACTTGTATTATTTGTTCTCAATTCACTTGTTAAAAAAGACGTTGAATATGTGCCTAAGTTTGCTATTGCATCAGGATCAGTAAACTTAAAAGTGTTTACAGGACCATTAAGTTCTAAAAGAAAAGATTGCCAATTTAAGGCTACATCTCTTCGCATAGGTGGAAGTGAGACTTCTGCATTCCAACTTACACCATCAAATTCTTGTGTTTTTGTTTTACCTGTGAAAGGCGAGACTGTTGTTCCGACTGTTCTTACAAGTGAAAAATTGCTGGTAACAAAGTTTGGTGTTGTAGGCATTGTTATTAGTTTAGCCACCTTGTAATGCTCTCCTATAATTCCCACCACGCACTGCTGCTTCTGCTACTGCACCTTTGGTAACATCTGCTATTTGTGGCATCATCTTCATAACTTCTGCTCTAACTGTTGGCACAACACCAGTAGCAAAATTTATAGATTGATTTATAACTGTAGTGCCACCACCCATAGCATTTTTACTATTCATATTGTTCATAATAGTGCCACCACTATGAGGTATAAATATTTCAGCACCTCTTTCTCCAACTAATGTCGGTCTACCTTTCTGCACTGTTCCACCACCTGCACTTCCAATTGTAGGTAGTTTTGCAAAATCTTCCCCACCTAATCCCATGCCATCTTTATGAAAAATAGCATTTAAAATTTTATTAACGACTGCCATTTGTAAGAATATACTTATTATTTGACTCACAATATTTCTAGCAAAGTTTTTAAAACTATCTAAAGCATTTTGTCCTTCTAATAAAGCATTAACAAAATCGTTTGTAAAAGAAAGCGAAATACTTTGAATAGCTGGTGCTAATGCTTCACCAAAAGTTTTAGAAACATCATCAGTTGTTGTATTTAAATTTTTTAAAACTTTTTCAAGTTCAGGTATACTATTAATACCAATTTCTTCTAATAATACTTTATATTTCGTAAATATTTCATTTAAGTTATTTTGACCAAATTCTACTAACTTTGATGTTCCATGTAATTGTTCTTGATGTTTTTGCACCAGTCCAATAACACTAGCCATTTTACCTTGTAATAATAATGACCTTACTTGTTCATCATTAAATTCTTTTTCTGTTTTTGTAGATTCATTAAATGCATCTCTTTGTTTTATTAATTCTTCAGTTAAATTTTTAACAATTTGCGTTGCAGCTTCGCTTGTCATATCTAAATCTGTTAATAGTCCTATGACTAACTTTAAACTTCTGTCTGCATTATTAACACTAGGCATATCAAGAAAAGCAGAGATGGCGTTGCCAATTCTTCCTCTGTCGCCTTCTGCAATACCTGTCATTTCTTTAATTTTGTTATTAATTGCTTCAATGTTAGCAATAGCTGCTCTTCCCCTTTCTTTTTGCATATCTTCAAAAGACATTTCACTTTTAAATTTTGGTGCTTCTAGTGTTATACCTAATCCTGAACCACGCATTTCTGCTAAAGCAACTGCTAAATTATTTATAATAGTTGTGGTTTGATTTACCATACCTTTAAGTGCTTGACCTAGAGGTCCTAAAAATATTTCATTACCTAAATTTTTAAAAGCAATCTGCATATTTGATATTGACACAGACAGGTTATCCATTTTGCTAACCATAGCACCACCAAATTGCCTTTCTAAAACATTTGTTAGTGATTCAACAATAATCTTTGCACCATCAGCAGTTTGACCAAAATCAGCTAATTCAAGTCTTGATAAGCCTAATTCATCTTTTAATCCTTTAAATACATCAATACCTCTATCTGCTAACATATTTAATTCTTGCAAACCTAACGCACCTGCTTCTGCCCTTTGCACTACTCTAATTAGTGCTTCAAATGCACCTCTTTGATCTACTGCTACAGAAGCAGTATCAGCGAAGACTTGCATCATTCTTGAAGTTGGTTCAATTCCTACTGAACCAAGTGATATAAAAGCTTTTGTGACAGTGTCAATTTGAAATGGTGTTGTTTGTGCAAAATCTAATATTCTTTTGAATTGCTTATCACCAGCTTCAACAGAACCAAAAACAGTATCAAGAGAGTCTTTTAAATCCTCAAACTCCATACCTGCTCTTGCTGAAAATCCAACTAATTTACCCAGTCCAATTACAACTGCACCGATTGCTGCTGGACCAGCAAGTTTTTTTAAACTTCCAGCTAAAGCACCTGATGCACCTCCCATAGCACCAAAAGCTGCACCACCAACAGCACCAGTAGTTTTTAGTTTGCCTTGAATTTGTGCTAATTCTTTTTTTAGCTGACGAGTATCAGCTTTGATTTCAATAATTAGCTGATCTACAGTTTTAGCCATCAGGATATAACTCCATCATTTCTTCTAACCTATCTTTGGTCATAGGTTCTTCTTTTTCTTTAGTTCCATTAAATTGTTTAAACCCTTTTAAGGCTAAATACATTTCACGAGGAGATATATTCCAAAAGTCATCAGGTCGCATATTCATCATACCAACACATATCTTATAGAAGTCAGACCATTGTATTGGTTGAGTGTTCACGCTACTTGTTCTTTTTTTTTATCTTCCTCGTCTGAGTCGTTGTCGGTTAATGTAGCAGCTAAGAGTTTAGCAACTTCGGTTGATGCTACTACTATTCCTACTTCTTGAATAATAGAGCCTATCTTTTTATCGTCAAAATCATTGCCACCACCTCGTAGTGCATTTCTTAAAACAACGATTAATGTGCGAACACGCACTTTAGCTTCAGCAATGGCAGTAGCTAATTCTAAAATGCCTTTATCTAGTTCGTCTTCTATTTTTACTAATGCATCTATTGTTAGTCTGCATTTGTAAGTTTCTTTGCCAAGTGTTAGAGGTATTTCACCCTTCAGTGGATTTGCCATCTGACTTT